AATATTATAGTCGAACGGCCGCTGGATGATTGCCATCTGTCCCTAAATAGCTTACGTGTAATAATCTTAATGGAGGACTCCAGGACTCCAACAACAATAGGTTTTTGAAGCGTGTACGGTTGGAGTCCTGAGGCGGAGTCCCAGTCATTTTTACCAATATGCCCCTCAAACATATGTGCAAGCTAAAACAATACCTAACAAAGATCAAATGCCTATATAAGAGCCAATATCGATGAAGTTTATCTTACCTTCATCTCCCTGTTCAAGACACCTTCATAATCTTTAAAGGCTGAGACTCTTCAATTCCAAATAATTCTTATATTGCTCAACCCAGAAGACAACGTTCATTGTCATTCTTAACCTTAAATCGGTTCTGAAACAGCAGAACCTCCATAACAAACTCAACCCGTTCTTCAAACGGTGTCGTTCCATATTCATCTTCAAATTTTAAAGATCCTCATCCAGATCTTCAAGCTGTTCTCCTCATCTTGTTCTTCAAGCTGTTCCGCTGCGCGGCCAATTCTTCATATATGGATTCTCAGTTAGCAAGTGCACCGAGTGCCTTTAATTACATAGAGTCCCATAGGGACGAGTACCAGCTGTCGCATGACCTAACTGAGATTGTTCTTGAATTTCCCTCAACTGCGTCCCAAATAACTGCAAGGCTCAATCGGAGCTGTATGAAGATCGACCACTGCGTAATTGAGTACAGGCAGCAGGTGCCGATTAACGCAGCTGGGTCGGTAATCGTGGAAATTCACGACAGAAGAATGACGGACAACGAGTCGTTGCAGGCGTCTTGGACTTTCCCGATCAGATGCAACATAGACCTCCACTACTTCTCATCGTCATTCTTCTCACTCAAGGACCCAATTCCATGGAAATTGTACTACAGAGTGTCCGACACGAATGTGCACCAGAGGACACATTTCGCCAAGTTCAAAGGAAAGTTAAAGCTGTCGACAGCTAAGCACTCTGTAGAAATACCATTCAGGGCCCCCACTGTCAAGATACTTTCCAAACAGTTCTCCCATAGGGACGTGGACTTTTCTCACGTGGATTACGGCCCATGGGAGAGGAAGCCCATAATAAACAGGTCCATGTCACGACTTGGGCTCACAGGCCCAATAGAATTGAAACCAGGCGAGTCATGGGCTTCCAAGAGCACTATAGGAAGGACGGATCAGGATTCAGAGATACACCCGTACAGATACCTCAACCGACTGGGAGGGAGCGTATTAGACCCGGGTGATTCAGCATCACAAGTGGGATTACAGAGAGCTCATTCTCACATTACCATGTCAATGGCTCAAATCAACGAGCTTGTAAGAACAACGGTCCAAGAGTGTATCAATAGTAATTGTAATCCCACACAGCCTAAATCTCTTCAATAAGATGTCATTGCGTGTAATAAAATATTCATTTTATTCATAATCACCCAACATAATCCAGGTCAAATGATACAAATGTCGATGCCTTAGACATAACATCCGACATCCAGCAATAGTAAACTAATACGGCATTTCTGCTTATGTTGGCATAAACACCATTACATGAATCGGATTCAAGGTCCTTAAACGAAGACCAACAATTGAAGCGCTTATTAGTAAATGAAGTGGATCCTTCGAGGTCCACCATGACACTATCTTTCTCGACTGACAATACGCGCTTCAAAACATGACGTAAGTAGTACCGATCTTTCAAAGATGGGGTAATTGCCAAGTTCCCATGACTGTGAATCCTCGCACCAAATATCTCGTCGAACGTGTGAAGACAACCCGAGGAACTTAGGTGGGGTTTACGATCAACAACGATGACCAGAGAGAAAACACCTTCAATCTTAGGACTCAATCCGTCCATGTTCAAATCAGCATGCACACGCTCGATCTTAACAGTACCCTTGAAACGTAGACGTTTCAACTTAATATAGGACCTGCTTCGATTGGGTAGAGTCTTTCCAACAGCTGGGAAGTTGATGAAAGTTGAAATGGCTGAATTATGAGACATTACAAATTCAGGTCCATATTGGTTCTCATGTATGCGTTGAGACGACAACTTCGGCTCGTCGTGAACCTTGTTCACCTGAATTGAACGACGCTTACCGTCGTTACGTTTCACAGAACCATTTCTCTTAAACAGATGATTACGTGGATAAAATCGTCTCTGAGAGTATGATGACCCACGTCTGTACTTAATCGGGATCATGTTGTGATGCCCGCCTATACAACTTAGTATTAAAGACGATTTAACAATTAAAACTCAATACAATTATATAGAGTATATGGCTGTAAGTAGGAATTAACATATACTACCATCTCAGTTTTAATTGGACCACGTCGGATACGGGGGTATATTGGTCACACCACATTTATCTTTAAGCACGTGGTCTTCTGACACATATCGCGCAGACTATTCAACTTAGGTGGGCCCAGCTTAACAAATAAAGAGGCTGCCAAGGCGATATGTGATTGGCCCGTTGGATTTCCTTTGGGTGAGTGGTCCCCGCGCACTACTCCAAGTGAGAGGGCGGGAGGACACGTGTAACAATCTTAACGGAGGACTCCAAAAATCGCGGCCGTTCGGT